ACAGCCGAGCTCCCGTAGAGCGTGACCACCAGCCGAGCGAAGTTCCCGCCCGTAGCCAGAGCGCTCCAGCGGAGTTGAACCGCGAGCTCCTCACCAGCGGCCACCGTCCCGATCGAACTCATGGCCGCATAGACGCGCGGAGACGTTGCGGAGGAGACGTTCCCGATCGCGGTCTGCTGAATGCGGAAGCCCGTGGAGCCATCTGGCCCGAAGGTGGAGGAGCACTTGTTCCCGTTGACGGTGCTCCATGTCACTCCGCCAGCGGCCACCGTGCCGCCGCCACGCAGATCAGCAGCAGCCGCAGCGCTGAAGTCCGCCTCCCGAAGCACTTCCCAAGATGCTCCTGTCGGAGCTCCAGGTCCCTGTGCGATGCATGGGGAGGGCATCATGCACCCTCATACATCGCGGTGAGTGCCACCGAGCCAGAGCCGGAGGATACAGCGACATAGATCACCGAGTCGTCTTGCTTTCGGCCGTTCCCCTTCATTCCGTATACCGATCGGATATAGATCGCTTTTTGCGGAAACGTCTCATAGTCACTCGCCAGCGCTCCGCCATCAGAGCCAGTGACAGCGATCACGACATCATGCGCCAGCGCTTCGATCCGCAGATAGCGTGCGCTCCTGGGAACCGTTACGGCTTCCGTCGTTGTCCCGAGAGCGATCCGCTTCGGCTCTCCGAGAACTAGTTCCGTCGCCATGCTGGGCTCCTAAGTCGTTGGCACATCATACATGAGGGGATCTCGAAGGAGCTCGACCGTTACCCGAACGACTGAGCGCCCTGTCTGAATCTCCTCTATCGTGCCGAGAAGAATTTGGTTCGGATCGAGGGCCGAATCGTCAATCTGCACGACATCGCCGATCGCCAGACCCTCCAGCTCGATACCGCCCTCGTATAAACGCCGGAAGCGCGGCAACGTCTCCCGATCGAGATAGTCGAGAGCAAGACGATGAGCAGTCGAGGTGTCCCAGGTCGTTGGCACCTCAAGAACCGCCTCGATCCGACCCGAGAACGAGTGACCGATCTCGGCCAGATGAGAGCCGCCCTCGCGCAATGAGCCTGTGGTCGTTGTCAGCGCCGAGTCCCCTGGAGTGACTCCGACCTCCACGGCCTTCGAGTAGTTAGCGAGCCTCTCGAATCCATACTCCACTCGTACATGATTCGCCTCGGTAACGGAGACCGGCGTGAGTGGAGATGCAGCTGTCACCAGGATACCCTGACCGACGGTCGAAAGCGTAGCAACGGCCTCGGCCGGAGTGGCTCGGTATGATCGGCGCCGGCAGTAGAGTCCATCTGGACCTTCGATGATTCTCACCGGATACACCCGAAGGATCTCTCCCTCAATCCACTCCTCGATCTGCACCGGCTCCGTCAGAACTGCGTCGATCGCATACTGGTTGAGCTCGGCCGCGAAGGCCTCCATCCTGCCCTGATCTATTCGTCGATTCCCGACGAACTCGTACAGATACCGGAGCACATCGGACAGCCCGCGGAGATCTCCTGGGCGGTACGGGTTGGCTCGTCCCTCACCGGTCGCGATGCCCCAGAAGAACTCCCGGCCGCTATTGACCCTCTCGTCGGCGGATGGGAAACCGGAGAAGGGGTTTGTCGTCTTTGCAACGCCGGACCATCGGCGCCCTTGCTCATCGGTATAGGACTGAACCGGCTCGATCGCAGTGACGAGCCCGTTTCCAGCGTCCCAGATGTAAACGTTTGAGGATCCGATGAGATGCCCACAGAGAAGCCAGGCCGGAGACTTGAAGTCGGCGAGGGTATTATCGGTCAGCGTCAGCTCGAGCATCGGCATCGCCGCTCGGCCGTTCGGTGCTCCCGGTCGACCGAAGACCTCCGGTCGATACATGCCGATTGCTGGACTGTCCGCCTCAACTCCGTTGTTTACGATATTCGGAACCTGCGGTATCGACTCCTTCGTCAGAATCACCGAGGGGATCAATCGCCCCAGCACGAGATCGATAGGTCGAAGAACCGCGGAGAGTCGATTCGGTGCAGACGGATCGGCGAGCGAGACATCGACGAGGAAGCCGTCAACGAGCAGACGCATATCCTCGAAGGTGTCTCCCGTATGCCATCTGTACAGACGGGCTGGGATCCGGCTCGGGATGAGGCCTCGCCGGAGTGGCTCTAGCCAGTCGAGTCGGTCGGAGTCGATGACGATCCGCACCTCGGGCGATGGCTCCGACCGACCAAGCGTCAGATCGGCGAGACCATCGGAAACGAGCAAGGTTCCGGCATCGGATGAGAGCTCAAAGGCACGATCGGACCAGTACAGGGTGCCGTCACGATACCACTCGAGAGCGATAACGAAGCGACCGATCGCCCCTCGCAGATCTTCCCATCGCTTCGCAACCGGCATCAGACGAGCTCCGTAACCGTCAGGGATTCGATGCGAATGAACTCGTCTGAGCCCTCATCTCCGAGAACATGACTCGACTGGATCGTGCCCTCGAGCACGCCGAACAGATACAGCGACGGATCTGTGATCGTCTCCGTCTGTTCCGGTATCGCCGGCAGAACCAAGACGGGCAGTCGGCCAGACTCGCAACGTGACTGCAGCGCCTCGAGCTGCCAGATCACATCATCGCGACCAGCGAGAACGGCGGTAGGAGCACCGGCCGAGATGTGATCGACGTTAGCCTGATTCGTTCGCAACTGATGGAGATTCGTGCCGTGCTGCCATGAAACGGTGAGCCGGCGCCTCGGTGTACCGCGCTCCTCGATCCGTCTTGTTCCGGAGGCCGAGTCGGTTGAGGAGATGACTGGCTCGACAGCATATGTGAAGCCCTGACCCCAGCGCTTACCCATCGCAACGACCGAGGTGAGAGCCAAGCTGCCGATCTCGAAGTAACCCTCCGCCGTATCCTGCACGGGAATGCGGAAGCGCCAGAATCGAACCGCGGCCGGCGTATATCCCGAGAGAACCAGCACTCCGCTATGATGCACGATTCGACAGGTACCGGATGCCGAAACTCCGCCTGGTGAGTCGATGCGGAAAACTGGCTGCACCGTTGCCGATGCCGTCGGACAGCCGGCGGTATGCCCGAGGATCTTGCGAACGACTCCACTACCAAAGTCGATATGGCCTCCGGCTAACTCATCGGCGTGCAGCCAGCGGGTCGGAGTCGGTGAGCCGGTGATCGAGACGGCATCTCCGGCGAGGGTGTAAGCAATACCCGTCGGAAGACCGAAGTTGAGATCAAGAGTGCCGATGGTTGTGAAGGTTCCGGCAGCCGTTCCGGTTGCGACCTCGACCTGCCTGAAGTTGGCATTCCGAATCACGACTGCCGGCAGCGCCTCATCGAGTCGGCTGTCGACTCCGGGCTGAAGACCGACAACGATATCAATCACAGAGCCGTCCGAGGTGCTTCGCCAGGTCGCATCCGGAGAAGGCGAGGCATCGGGGAAGATCGACCCGATCGGGTAATCATGCGAAGGATCGAGATTGAAGTCGGGAGTTCCGATCGGCCTGTTGAATCCGCCAACGATGCGAACGAAAGCCTCGCGAGTCGAGCTCCCGATGCCGGGGAGCGGATACGGACTCGCAGCGATTCGTTTACCGATCTGCTCGTTGATGCCGGTTCCGAATGATCTCTTGACCTCGGTGTCCTCATGCCGGTGAGCGAAAAACCACCAGCGAGACTGCGCGCTGGCAGAGGACAAGTGACCCCAGGTCGTTCTGGCGATTGTTACCGCTCCGCCTGTCGTGATCGAGATAATCGTTGCGATCTGCTCCCAGACCTCCGCCGGATGAAGGCGCGAATAGAGACGAGCGGTGAGCCCGTTGAGCTCGAGCAGATAGTCTCGTCTCACGTTCGTTGTCAGGACGGCATCGCTGCTCGTCGTTCCATCGGTGAGCCGAAGGCTGCCGGTCGAGTCGATATTGACTAATAAAACAATCTCATTACCGGCCAGACTGCGATGCCGGAGAGAGACTCCGATCCGAGTGCTCGACTTCCCACCTCCGCTGATCGCCTGCATTGACCATTCGACAACGGCCGAAGCTCCGGCGGTAACGCCGGACTGTTGAGCCGAATAGAATCTCGTATTCGCGCTCGTCGTAACCTGAAGGTATCTCTCATCAGTGTCGGAACCGTTGAGGATGCCGGTGCCGGATCCGCCGGGAGTGTAGCCATTCACACCGGATGCCGGGAGAAGGGCTGCGTACCAGTTGCCGTTGAGCGCTGACGTTAGGCCATAGTTTCCGGCGAGACCGTTTCTGCCGGTATTTGTGTGATTCGGTCCTGGGGTAACGTTCGACCATCCGGAGCAGGTATGCATCCAGGCTCCGGTCGCATTCGAGAGCACAGTGAACAGATACAGTCGGCCGTTGACGCAGGCAGACCGGAGCATCGTGAACAATCCCATGCCGACCGACCCGACTGGGCCGTCCGTATATTCGACCCAGTTCAGCCCGCCGTCAGTGCTCTCGTACATGATTACATAAACGCTAAGGGGTCCGTCGTTTATGGAGTCATATGTGAGGCAGTAGGCAGTTCCATCGGCATCGATCGAAACGGTGAGCGGCAGACTCGCCTGAACTACCGGATCTCGAGTCGGGAGCTCTACCTTGGGAGCATCGCTAATCGCGGCGAAGGCGGAACCGAGCCGGAAGGCCTCAAGCTTGTCGTCGGTCGTATCATGCGCGACAACGAGAATCGTTCCATCTGCATAGACATCGACTCCGACTCCCTGCCCACTTACGCCGGCGATCGTCTCAACGAAGCGAAAGGATGCCCCGAGATCGGCGGATGCCAACTGGTGAAGGTTTCCGCCGGTATCCGTCATCAGGCAGAGGATCTGTCCGCGAGCATATCGAATCCAGAGCCCGTCGATCGCTCCGGAGATAAAGGAAGTTCCTCCGGGGAAGGGATCATCAGATAGCTGCGTCCAGGCACCTCCAACTGTGTCCTGGGAGTAAACGGTCGGCCCTTGAAGGTTGGCAGGACCATAGAACTCCACGATGAGTCTGCGACCGTCCGGAAGTGAAAGGATCGAGGCAGGTCCTCGCATCGATCCGGCACCTCCGCCAACGACCAGAACCTCATCGGAGGCCGTGAGGGTCTGATCCGACTCGGTGAGCACCCTATACTTGAGCGGACTCGTCGAGCCCTCGGCGTGAATGACCGTAAGTCTCTGGCTGTCGTGATCGACGCAGGCGTCCAGTGTCGTGATCGTTGCCGTTGTCGAGAAGTGGACTGGATCACTCCGCCAGCACCAGACCGGGGAGGCCCAGCCGCGATAGGCCGTTACAGCCTCGGCGTCGGTCTTCCAGAGAACGGCTGAACCGCGGCGATCGATCGAGGGATCTCCCGCCTTGGAGACCTTGAGATCGATAGCCGTCTCCTGATCGCCGGACATCACGGGAGCAGCGTTCTGCTTCGCATTCGTCGGGATCGCTACACCTGGCCGCGGTCCTGCCTGGGTATACGATGAGAAGGACTCATCGAGAGCCGTCTCCCGGTATCGCGGATCTTGCGGCGCAAGTCCCTGAGCGGGCAGATCGACTCGAGCCATAGTGCTCCCCCTTCTGCGGCAGCATATCACCACAGGGAAAGGCGAGCCCGATGGCTATCTGCCCAGATAGGGGCTGCGCGCTCCAATAGCCGAGTGAGCCCTGCCGCGAGACGATCGGGTCAGACGCTGGGTCCGCAGGAGATCCTCACCGAGGAAGACGTTAATGTTTCCGATCGGCTCGTCTCGATTGAGTGCCTCGATAGCCCTTCGACCGAGGCGCTGAGTCGCGCGCTCGTTGAGAACCGCCTCCCCCTTCCGCAGCATCGCCGGCGACTCGTCAGGCATCAGGCCGCCATCATGGAACTTGGGAGGCTTTTGCGCTCGGATCTTCGCGACGTTGACTGAAGTGGTCAGGGCGATGCTCGCGGCTGCGAGGGAGCCGGCCGGAAACCCGAGCTCCGCGAGTGCTCGAACTGCGGCTGCCGCTCCGCTGATGATCGTCTCGGAGATGCGCAGGGCTTTCGCTTCACGGAAGGCCTTCCGAGCATCCTTCTTCGCCTGGTCCGATCGACTCTTGGCCTGCACCAGCTCATCTTCCTTGAGCGCGATGCTGTTCTCAATCTGCTTGCGCTCGGCCTCGCTGGCCGTCTCAAGACCCGCTTTCAGATCATTGATCTCGCCGCGCAGTGCTCTGGTCCTGCCGACGGCATCGGTTGCACCTTCGCGCAGGTTCTCGAACTTGATCTCCGAGAACGATGCGATTGCACCGACCGCCGTAGCCTGGAGATCGGCCAGGGACAGCATCGTCTGCTTCAATTGCTCGCGCTGTTCCTCGAGTCGCTTTTGGTCTTCCTCGTGGAGCTGCCTTTTGCGCTCTGCCATCTCACCTTGGAGAATCTGCTGCTGACGTTCGGCCTCCATCTCCTCATCGATTGAGGCGATAGCCGCTGCGGCAGCCTGTCTGCCCTGCTCGATCTTCGCCTGGTACCGAGCCCGATCTGCCCTCGCCTCCTCGTTTCGGCCTCGCGCGATGTCTTCGAGTGCCTCCTGCTCCATTCGGGCGAGTTCGTCTCGGCCGGCAGCGATCTTCTCGAAGGCATCCTCAACGCTCTGAGACTCGTCATGGTACACAGTGCCGAGTTTCTTCGCCGAGTCAGCTGTGTCGTCGGTCGCATCCTTGACCTTGAGCACAGCCGCTGCCATCGGCGCAAAGTCCGCCTCAGGATCGGCGAAGGCCTGAGCCACTCGGCGCAGAAGGAAGGGGAAATTCGCCAGCTCGGTAGCGATGTCGCCGAGAGGCCCGAGGGCCTCCATGAACTCATCCTTCGCGTCTCCGATCGCATCGCCAAGCTCGGAGATGTACGTGACTGCGGCGCTGTTCGTGATGTTATTGATCGCGCTGAGCACCTCCCGGAATACCCGGAGCAGCTCGATCATCGCATCACCGGCGAGAAGTTGAGCCTCCAGCTTCAGGGCATTGAACTCGGCGGTCAGTTGGCTCGTCGTCAGCTGGAACTGATCGAATCGTTCCTTCTCCTCGGGAGTGAGAACCCTACCCATCGCCTCGGCTGTCTCATCGGCTCCATCGGCAAACTCGTGAATCCCTCGAATGATCTCAGGGGCGATCGACAGCGCCGCAAGACCGGCTCCGACCAGAGCCATCTTTCCACTGACGCCGACCAGCACCTCGCCGAGGTCGAATGCATCGCCGGCGATACCGCCGAAGGCCGCTCCGCTCAGTCCCTTGATGGCTCCGAACTGATCTCGGTAACTGCCCTCGATCTCCCGATTCGTGCTCTCGATCATCCGGAGCCGCTTCTTCTCAGCGGCCTTGTCCTCTCGCAGTCGATCGGCGATCGCCTTCTTCCGGATCCGTTCGAGATCCTGCTGGGCCTTGATCTCCTGCTTGACCATCGCCGAGGCGGCCTTCGCGGCTGCCTGGTCGGTCATTCCAGGAATCTTCGCCATCTCCTCCTGATACCGGCGAGTGTTCGCGATGATCGCCAGGCTGATGTCTCTGCGCTCGGTCATCGCTAGTCTCCTAATAGTCGAGCGATATCATCGACGATAGCCTCGGCCGTCGGTATGCCTTTCTTAAAGATGAGCTCATCGACTACTCGCCTGCCTCGACGAGGCCTGCGGCGCTTGGTCGACCCTGAGCGGATCCGGTTCAGAACCCCTCGAGCATATGCATAGGTAACCGGGTTAATCTTGCGCGAGGTAACGATCACAGCCTGCTGCCATTCCGTCTTCCCAACTCCGGACGGAGGCCGGCTCATGATTCGCAACTCCGAGGGACTCAGCGCTCGGTTCTTCGGCCTCGCTGCGCTCGTTCGCTTCGCCGGGACATCCCTGATGAAGTAGGCGTATGGAGCCGTGCAGACGATCTTACCGGTGAGCGTCTCGTCAGTCGTTTCGTATTGAATGCCGAGAAGCGACTTCGATAGACCAGTATCAGTGGGCCAGGCGTCGAAGGCATCGAGAGCCAACTCACCCAGGTGCTCGTTGAAGGCTTGAGCGATCGCCGGGAAAGCCGCCGAGATCAGCTTCTGAATATGCCTCGCCGCGGCCGGATCCGGCCTCACCAAGTCGGCTGGATTGAACTTGTACCGATAGCCCTTGAGATACTTCGCTCCCGATCTCTGCCACTGCGAGCGCTTGAGCACGGCAGACTTTTCGGGCTGGAATCGACGCTGACGGCGGAAGAACTGAGACAGCGACATCGTTAGTCTCGCATCCGCTCGAGTTGAGCGAGTGAATCAGGCGAGCCCTGGAACTCGATCTGCCGCGAGGTCTTCTGACCGTTTCGAGACCGATGCATCTCAAACCCCAGCAGAACTAACAGCGCCTCCCGATCCTCCCGAGCCAGGCGGTAACACCCGAGCGGATCTCCCAGATAGCTTAGGCCGCATCGGACGAAGACACCGTGCAGGGCTCCGTCCTCTCCGTGGAAAAATTCTCGGCCTCCTCGAGCTCCTCCTGGTTCGGTAGCTCGTTCAGGATCTTCAGAAGATGCTTGGTTGCGACATCGAAGATCTCGGAGATCGAGGCTCCGTTCGTGAGAAGGTGATCGGCAGCACGCTCACCGAGGTCGATGTAATCTCCCCCTCGGATGATCTTCCTACGGTCGCGAAGTGATTCTTCGACGATCGAAGGAATCGCCATCGCCAAAATGAGCCCTCCGACCGCAAACAGGTTCTCCGCTTGGTCCTGATGCTCCATGTATAGAGCTCGGAGCCGGTATCGAATGGGAATGAGAATCGATCGCGTCTCATACTCGCGTCCGCCGATCTTGATCATGCTGTCTCCCGATGTGAGCCGACTATCGGCCCTTCTTGGTCTTCTTCTTTGTCGTCTTCCTGATGATCTTCTTCGGCTTGATCATCTTCTTCGGCTTCATTCCGTACCCCATCAGGTTACCGTAATCGCGCCGTTATTCGTACCGGAGAAGGTCATGGTCACTGCCTCCTTCCCCTCCTTGAAGTCGACACTGCCCTGCACATAAGGCAGAGTCATCGTCGCAGTATTCGTGCCGTCCGTTGCGGTGATCTCCATTTTGAAGGCCCAGATCGTCGAGTCGACCGAAGTTGCTGCGTTGAAGCTGCCGGACTTCATCACCCAGTCTCGGATGCGATCTGCCGAGGCATCGGTGAAGGACTGATTCTCCAGCTCGATCGTGATCGAGACATCCTGCTCGAGATCATCGCCCTGCACGAAGCCGTCGAACTGGCCGCGGTTCAGAACTCGGATGTGCTCGACGTTCTCGGCATTGGTTTCACCGATGCTGAGATCACCAGGCCCAGGGCCGACTGTGATCTCATCCGGCGAGCCGGCTGCATCCTTGAACTTCACTGTGATGAGGCGATTAGTCCAGCGCGCCATGAGGGGCTCCTTCAGATCGTAGAGTCGAAACGTGCGAGATATCGTTGCTCGACCAGGACCGCCTCTCCGTCGTCGGTCATGGTCGGACTGTATACCAGATCCGGAGTGATATTGTATACCGCGTCTGCGGAGCCGAGCGTCAGAATAGAGGCAGCAACTGCCTCGGCCGCATCCGCGGCCTTGTCCAGATCGGCCTGCCGAGAAGCACGGACCCGATAGGTAAACAGAACGGCAACAGTCGCCAGGATCTGGAACGGTGAAGACGCCGAGCTGCCGTCGGAGTTATCCGTGACGATCGCCTCGGAGATCTGACACGAGAAGGCGAGATGAGCGCGAGCCTTCGGCTCATCCAATAGTGCGAAGGGGGATCGTTCCTCCTTCCAGGTTGGAGTCGTGAGCGATCCCTGACCAAGGCCGACAGTCGACGTTGCCGAGATGCGAGTCACGAACTCCTGCCGCAGTGCCGATATGGTTCCCGTCGCCATGACTTACCAGAGGGGACTGCGGCGCCGGTACCTCGACCGAGCTCCGCCTCGATGAATCGTCCTCGAAACCGACTCGCGAGCTTCGTCATCGGCGAGCCCGTCATCATCGCGATCGAGCCGAAGACGCAGATCCTTCATTACCCGAAGATACTCGGCACGATGCAACTCCATGAGCCTCTCGCTTCGTTCGGAGTCGTTCGTGCTGAAGAGGAACCTGAAGACTTTGGTATAGGCCGACTGACGAATCGGCTCGAACAGATCCGAGGGTCCGGTGATGATGTCCGGCCAGGTTCCGCACTGCTCGAGCTCGCGCAGAACGTCTCGCTTCGCGGCTTCGATGAAAGACTGCAGAGTCGTTCCATAATCGCCGAGCTGGTCGACCAGATCAGGATACTCACCGCCGGTGAGATCATCGTCGGTAACCGGCAGGACCATCGGAAAACGAGCGACGGTGCAAGGCCGTTGCACCGTCCTCTCGAGTCCGTCGATCGTGAGCGCCCAGCGAAGGGTGTAGAGCTGACCAGTCGGTTCGGTTGCCGGCAGATCACCTGCCGAGACCGTATAGGTTGCAACCGAGCCGCTGATCGTTGCCGTTGCCTCATCGACGATCGCCGTTCCGGCAGGCCGGAGAAGCGAGACCTTCGCCGAGGTGGGCGCAACCAGGGCTCCATCTCGCCAGACCTCCAGTCGAACCGTATTCGCACGAGACCGCTGCAGAACATCAGGCCCTGACTGGCGGTAGGTGTAAACGGTCTCACCGGAGGCCATGAGATCAGCTCAGCGAGATCGCGACAACGGCGATCAGAGTCCAGGCGGTTCCATCGCAATAGACGACAGCCGACTCGTTCTGATCAATCGTCACGATGTCCGAGCCGGCATCGTTCTTGAGAACGACATCCTGATCTGTGTCGGCCGCATTGATCACCCAGCGGATTCGCCCAGGACAGTCGGCCTCGGCCTCGAGAGTCACATCGCGACTCGCCGCGGCCGGATCGAGCTTGAGGATCGCCGGATGCTTTGCCGTGAGGGTGAGATCCCCTGATAGCGTTGCCGAGTAGGCAGACCCGACGAGATCGAAGGTGCCGACACCGACAGCGGACGCTGCGGAGATGTCCTGAAGAGCGGAGATCAAGGGCATGGAGGACTCCTCATCTATTCTTGTTGGCTCGTTTGAGATCGCCGGAGACGACTGCACGCCGGACTCTAGCCTCGGCCTGCGTCTGTGTCATCTTACCATTCGAGGCCCTGCGAAGGGTTGCCGCGGTGCTGGCGATTGCATCTCGGCGCTTGCGCTCATCGGAACTCATGCCGGCACCTCCGCGCTTTCGAGTTCCTTAATCCGGCGCTCGAGGTCGGCGATCTTCGCAGCGCGCACATCCGGCGAGATCGATGAGTTGCGAGTTCGGCCGAGATGTCTCTCGATCGTCGCTCTCATGTGATTCCTCGCCTGCGCAACCGGAGCAGCGATGGTACCGGACTTCACAAGCGAAGCCCGCCAACGATCCCAGGACTCGCGATGCAGCTCGAAGGTAATCGGGGAATCTGGAAGACCGGACTGCGGAACTGCCCAGGCGGATACCCAGGCCTCCGTTTCGACTCGAGTGACCGGATGCACTCCTCGAATACGCCGACGGTATCGACCGGCCGCAACTCCCGGCGGGAGCAGCTCGGTCGGAATGATCGTCGAGAGCGGAAGATACACCCAGCCCTTACGCCGAGCCTTGAGAACGCTGTCGGAATAAGCAGCGCTCTCCGGCTCGTGAGGGCCGGGAGTTCGGATGCCATCGGCACCCTTCACCAGGAGATGAGGCTCGATCCTCGGCAACCAGGCAGGGCTGCCGTCAATCTCGCCGATCTCCCAGCTCATCGGCCAGTGCCGGTACAGGAACGGAGGACGCGACTCGACCCTGGGCAGATTACTGCCGCGGCCGGTGTCGATCGGATCCTCCAGCAACGAGGCCAGGCCAGGATCAATCGCCTCCGGTACCTCGCCAACGAGCAGAGCATCGCTCGCTGCCGCTGCTGTCTTCTTCTTCGTTCCTCGAATCGGCATCTGGCTGTCTCAGTCCCTCGGCGAGTGACAACGCGCTCGGACCGCCGAGGAGGAGTCCGAGCGCGCAACCGTCTCACTCAGGGAGCGATCTTGGAGATCACCTTCCGCTGAAGGAAGACATCGCTGGAACCGGCTGCAACTCCGAGGAAGCTGCGAGCCTCCGCGGTTTCCTTACCGTTCGTGCTCGAGGACGAGGGGAAGGTGACGATCGTTCCGAACTGGGGAATGCGGATCGCATCGATCCCTCGCGCTCGGACGCCTGCCGTAGAGCCGACCGCATACCCAACTCCGCCAGGCGAGTAGGCTCCGCCGATGTAATCGGTTGCATCATCGGTCACGGAGGTCGACATCGAGATATCCGGACCCAGGCCAGCGAAGTTCCGAATGGTCTGAGTGTTTCCGGGCAGACCGGTCAGCTGACCGAACTCGGAGACGGAGAGGCTCAGGGCGGACTCCGACCGAACCGACTCGATGAGATCACTCACCTGCTTCGGATGGAGCAGAATGACCGGCTGGCCGGAGCCAGGGTTCTCACGGTGAGCCGCGAGCAGGTCGAGGTAGTCGTCGAACGTGAGCGCGGTTCCCGAGCTGCCGATCGTCGTTGAGAAGCCAGCAACCGTAGTCGCGACCAGATCACGGAGAGTCCGCAGCCAGGAGTCCGGCATCGTCTGCACGAGAGCGTCGAGCATCGCAGCCGGCTCGCGACCGAGCACCTGAGCCTTGTAGCTCTCCTCGTAGCTCAGGCCATAATCGGCGATCGTGACCGTCGAGTATCCGAGGTCGAATGGAGACGGACTGATCGCGGCAGTCTCGGAGGCGAGTGCAGTCATCGCCTGATTGAAGCCGGTTCCGCCGATATTCGTGACTCGGATCGTATCGGAACCGGTGCCGGCCGCATCTCCGACCAACCGAACGAGGCCGGTCTGAGTCACGTTGAGCGCATCCTCGAGCCTGCGCTCAATGGCGATCTGCGCGAAGGTATACGCAAAACCAACCTCGTTGTTGATGTTGCCGGCGAGAGACGGAGGAGAGATCGAAGCCATAGCAGCTCCCAGTGGCTAAGTGTTCGAGCCCGTCTTCCTCATTTGCACCGGCGAGTTACCGTCAGGCCCCAGGGTATCATCGCCCGAGAGTCTGACGGATGCAAGACGTTCAGTCAACGATGCCCCAGCGCTTCGACCAGCTCGTGCCGTTCTGCGCGTCGAGGTTCTTGAGGTGCTCGTTTTGCTGATCACGAGACAGCGAGGACCATTCACGCTGACCGACGAGGCGCTGCATCGCCGATAGCGAGACGGCAGCGCCGGCCGGAGTGGAGGCGGATGCCCCTCGGTTCAGATCAGGCAGCGAGACAGCGGAGCCGCTCTGATCCTGAGGGGCATCCGCAGAGCCGAAGTATCCAGCCAACAGAGGCACCTCGCGACCGGCGCCTCCCTCGGCCAGGAACTCAGTGAAGGAGGGCGCCTCCTCCAGGCCGGCTGTCCGGCTGTTATAGATCGCCTCGATGTCTCCGAGGGCATCCGCCGGAATACCCACCTGGGCCAGATACCCGATGCGCTCCGACTTCTCGATCTGCGAACGGAGGCCGGTGATCTCCGACTCCATCGGCTCAAGAACCGAGATGCGCTCGCGGAGCCGGTTGAGCTCGGTACCGGCCAGAGCCAACTCGGCACGAACGGCGCTCAGTTGCTCGGCGTGCTTTGTCTTTACCCGCTCCATCCTCTCGGAGACGATCCGGTCGATCTGTTCCTGCGTAAAGGTTGCCTCACTCATGTCTGTCTCTCCTTAGCCTTGGGATGTCCCGAAGGCAGCAGATCGTTGTCACCCTTATACTTCGAATCTCGCGGCCGACCGCGGCGAAGAAGGTACAGAAAGGCATTCACCCTGGCGAATGACCACTGCGCCCTCGTCATACCCGGACGATGAGAAGCCGAGAAGGCACCAGATCCTCGGCGATACACCGCGGCGAGCTTCGATGCCGTCGCTCGTTTCGTTCGGTCGGATCCGTGCTTGTCGTTATGCTCCTTCGCCTTTCGGCGGAGGGTTCTCATCGTCGCCTCACCGAGGTCGATGCTCGTTCGACCCTTCGCCGTTGCCGAGCCAGGTCGGTTTCGACGACTGCCCTTGATGCGGTCTCGCTTCGGTGCCGGCGTTGACTGTTCCCGCTGATCTTCTCGCCGTGCTCGGGCGAGTCGTTGGAGATACCACTCCCGATCATACTCGCGGAGGATCCGACGAGCCCAGGCCCTGCCGGCATCGCCTCCCCAGCCCGCCCAGGCCTGCCGACCCTTCGACGGGTAGCCTTCGCCTCCCGGCCTGAATCCTTCCGCCTTCTTATCGATCTCGTGTCTGTCGAAGAATGAGAGCATCCGACGAAGCGTCTCGATCGAAACCGGCTGGCCTTCGGCGAGCTGAACTGCACGCCGGACTCCGACCGCCGTCATCCCCCTCCTCGAGGGCGGGAGTTCCTTGCGCCAGTCGAGAGCTCGACGCGCCTCGCGTCGAACCGAACGGGGAGCTCGGAAGGGAGGCACCTCAAGCCCTCCGGATCATCGCCAGCGCAGCGACGAGAGACTCGAGCGCATCCGTTGACTCCTCATGTTCCATCGGCATCGCCCGAAGTGACTCGATCGCCGACTCCAGCTCGTCAACCGCCTGCACCAGATCATCATCGACGGCACCGGAGGCAACGATCTCCTCCTCGCGAGCGATGCGTCGGAGTTGCTCGAGCGCATCATCGGAAGTCAGACCGGGATAGCGCTCCCGGTAAACGTCGACCTTCGACCTGTACCCATTATCCACGAGCCACTCATCGGTCTCGCGGGAGTCGCGCTCCTCGTTCGGTGAGCGTGCCGGTCGATGATAGACAATAGAGTATCCGGACTCCGGATAATTCCGACCCAGGCCTCGGTTGAGCACAGCGGCGCATTTTCCGATGAGCTCGAGATCCCCGGACCGAAACAGCGGCTCGACCCGTTCTTGATACTCGCGGCGCTGACGGTCGGAGATGTGAAGCGCGGCTCCGGAGGCCGGATTTGCCGAAACCTTCTCGACCGATGCCTGCCCGAGTCCGCGATTAAGCATCAGATCGTGAACATATCCCCGCATGAAGGCATGAAGGGGAGCGAGATTAATGCCCGGACCGACTACGCTGACTCCGGGCTGCACTCCGGGCTCAACGATCTGGCAGGCCGAGATCGCCCCAGGGGTAATCGGCACCTGTTCGACCGGCGCTGCTCCAGGCCGGTATCCGATCCCATCATCATAGGGCTCGCCGCTCGACAGACGAACCTCACCGCCGGGGAGTTGGAGATTCCACGTTAGAACATGACTCCCCGTCGCATCGAGCGCAGCCCTCCCGGCATAAGTGCCGTAAGTACAGGCGTGCAGAGTGCCGCGATGCAGACCGCGCAACTCGGACCAGTGCCACAGTCGGCCGTTGTCGCAAGCACGGAACTGAACCCAGGGCAGGAATGGTCGACCGTCCTCGTATCTGAACGGGTAGGCATCACCGACCGCGGCTCCTCCCTCTAGGTATCGGTCGGATACGTCGAGATAGTTTCCGGACTCGTCCTTCTCCGTTGCGCTGCAGATCCGCAACGAGGGCTCGGCATCGCCCTGGCCCAGAAAATACTTATCGTAAGTCCAGACCCAACGATGGAGCACCGGATCGTGACGGAGCCTCAGGTGCCACAGTTCGACAGCCCGATCAGGCCGGCGAGGATCAGCGCGGAGATGGATGTCGCAAGGTTCGACGAGCTTCAGAACGAGCTCGCCTTCGTGAACCTCGATACCGACGAAGTAATCTCCGATGCCGACGGTTCTCCGCTCATAGGTCTGCGCCTTCGTGAGCCATCCGGCACGATCGAGCTCGCCGCCTGGCTCGAGCAGCCCGTTGGCGGTCGGCATCGGATGGAACAAGATCGGACGCCGAGCATATCTGCCAGGTGTCGTCAGTTGGGAGACATAGGAGACGAGTGGGTTCGTCGATGTATCGGGCTGACCCCAGGTCTCGAGAATCTCCGGGGAGACATAGTTCTCCAGCCATGACTCGAGAACCCGATCGAAGGACTCATCCAGAATCGCACCGCGAGCCATCTGATGCTTCGAGCGGTCCTCATCCGGCATCGCCGGCCGCGGAGGGTATACGTCGGGATAATAACCCATCGATCTCATCCATAGCGGAGGGAAAGTGCGACGGCACGACGAGGCCCTATCACACGCTCAATGGGATAGCGCGCAGCGTCGATGATATCCTTACCTGGATCCTGCCTGTGTCCTTGGAAGGTCATCAGAGCTCGAGCGAGCTCATCGCATCGCGGATGTAGAAGAAGATGCGGAGTGCCTCGGGTATCGGTTGCCGCGAGCGAGTTAATCATCGTGAGTCCGGCAACGACCGAGCCGTCATACTTTCGAGGAGTCGTGATCCTCGGAAACCGATTGTAGGGCAGACCCGATAGGGCAGCCAAGTGTCGCCGCAGAATGGAGTTCGACTTCCGAACAAGTCCTCTCGCATCGGCAGGCCGGTCACCGACCCAGAGATCTACATCGGAAACCTCCAGGCCGGCGGTGTGAAGCATTCCGATAATCGCCCTGGCGTCCTCCTCCTGTGAGGTCTGTCCGTGACCGACGGACTCACCCAGAATCCAGACACGGGGACGAAGGGAGTCAGCGCCAACGACGGCACCGACACAGGCCGCCTGCTTACCGGCGACTACACCATGATCAATCCCGCAGAAGACGATGGCTCCAGCCGGAGGTTCCGGCTCGGCTCGTACATGAGTCTCGGTCGAGAAGGAGCTGATCCAGCGCTCATCGACTAGCGGATCCCAGGCGCCCTCGATCCGCATCCGCTGAACCGGCGCCGGCAACGAGGCCCGAAAGTCCTCGAGCATCCGTCTGCTGTAATATGGAAACGGTGAGCCTTCAGGATGGCAGTTCTCGGGGCAGAGGCCGTAATTGTGCTCCGTGATAATACCGCGATCGATGAGAGAGCGGAGCCATCCCATCGGAGGCATATTCGGAACCGGAGTGAAGTTGATCCGCATCGTGCCTCGATGCTTCAACAGACGAGGACGGAGCTCCTCATATGTGCCGGCCGGCATCGGCTCATCCGAGAGAACATGATGAATCGTTGAGCCGGCGTATCGAGTCGGGTTCTGCGCGAAGGTGCCGAAGTAGATAACGCTCCCGGCTCCAGGTCCGGATCGGAAGACAAGCCTCGGCGGTTTCCCGGTGATGCCGCGGCCGGGTTCGAAGCCGGTAACCGGATCGAGCTCGTTCTTCGGGATGAGCTCCCAGAGCTTCTGCATGATGCCGCCTGGCTGACCCATCTGCTCGACCGACACTCCGACGACAACTGCGAAGATCGGAGGCTTGCGTACCGTCTGCCAGGGATGAGTGCCGCGGCAACGATGGACCAGATCGACCAGGGAGCCAGTCGTCTTTCCGAGCTGGTTGCCGTCTCTCCACAGCGCGATGCTCGCCGTCTCCGACAGCCAAGCCTTCTGCGGAGCCGTCGGACGGAAGGCGAACAGCCCACAGTCCAAAGCATCGATGTGAAGATCTCGAGTCGCCTCGGCCCAGGTCACGATGCGACCCAGGCTCCGTCGGTTCGACTTACCCGATCGCCATCGCGGACCAGATAGATAGTCGCCGAGTGGCGCCTCGAGTACTCATCGATAGCGGCCTCGAGAAGGCTATCGGGGATGTCCGGCAACGCATCGCGCCAGACGTTCTCGCGCTCCTCGCGAGATAGCTCGACCTGCTCGGCCGCCTGCAATTCCGCGGCCTCCGAGTCGAGCGAGACGAGCATCGCATGAGCCTTGAGAACCGCCGTGAAGGAACGAGCCCTCCGCGCTTCGATCTGGTCCGCGGCGATCTCGTCCTGCCGCTTCCGGATCTCGCGGAGCCTGGCCTTGCGCTGCTTCGGTGTCATGTCTGCCTCCCGTCTTCACGTAACGAACCAAGGCCGGCGATGCCGGGGAGCCTCCCCTTTTCCAGGAGGGGCGCGCGCGCGTGTTTCGTGAAACCTAC